AACATTTTAAGCAATCCAGAAAAGAAATCTTCTACTTTAATTTCTGGCATATATTTTTTAATAGGAATTACAGTAGATGCAGTTAAAGTTTGATTAGATGTTTTTGAAATTGTTTGATAACTGTAAAAATCTGTATTATTAAATCTAATGTAACTTGTTAATAAAATAGAAGCATTAAAAGTTATATTTGAATCAGAAACTATTTTATATCTATATCCGCAATCTTTATTAAAACGACTGCTTGATTGTTCTATAAAAGTTTGATTTCCTACAATAGATGTTTTTGTTTCACTTCTTAATAAATATTCAACTGTTGAACCAGCACTTAAAAAATATGTATTTATAGTATATGAAATTCCAGCTACAGTTGGAGATATTGTTAATGTTAATTTATAATCCTTATCTGGAAATAAAGGCTCATTAATACTATTTCTATAAACAGTATCATTTAATAATGGAGGAATTTTAAAAGCATTATATTGAGGATTTCCAGATGTTGGTGAATATGTTATTGCACTTGTATTTTGAAAAGTAATTAAATCTTCCTTTGTTATTGTTTCAAATGTTTCTGCATTTTTTAAATATAAATAAGCATTTGTAAACCTTGCGTCTGATAAAAAAGAACCATTAAAATTTAAGTTTAAAATATTACTATCGATTTGAATCATATTTAAAACTGCTGATAATTTTATAGCAGGAAATAACTCATTAAATCTAATTGGTGTAGATGATGAATTTATATTATCTCCACTTCCATAAATCCAATATCTATTTGAAGATATTAAAGGAAACATTACATCTGAACTTGAAGCAGTTGTAACTACTTTATCCCTTACTAAATCAGCAGTATATTCAAAGTCATAAGTAGTATCTGTTAAATCTTTTAAAAATAATCCATTAAATTTATCTTTTAAACTACCTAATGCTCCAATAAATGTAATTGAATAATCTTGTGGATGACCATCTTTTACATTTGCACTTTCTAATTGTATCTTACCACTTCTAAATGGAATGGTATCTATTTCAATATATGCATCAGCTTTAACTAATGTACTAAATCCATTGTCATTTGAATTTTCGTACCAATGTCTGAATATTTTATTATTTTGTTTTGATGCCGGTACAGTAAATGTTTGACTAAAATCAGTATAGGTTTTAGATATATCATTTACATTTTGAATAGAACTATTAACAGATATTTTCTCATCGTTAAATAATTCTACTCTATTGTATTCTAATGTAACTGAATCTTTAATATATATTCCCACTACTATCATACAACATCATTTATAAGGTTATAAGCATACTCAAAATCTATTTCGTAGTTTATCAATCTATCTTTTAAACTTGTCTTTAAATCGCTTCCTTGTGTTTTTACAGTTACAGGTTTATTATCCAATAAAACAGTTTCACTTAATAATAAATCAGTTATTAATTCTGAATAGTTTTCGTCTACAAATCCTGTGTTTAGTTTTACAGTTTGTGTTCCATTTATATTAAATGATTTTACTTGTCCTTTAGAAGTATTATAATTAATTGATGAAGGCATTAATTTATAATCTGTTCCTTTTACTGCAACTGTATTAGTTTGTTGCTTAAAAAAGATTATATCCTTCCATCCACCATAACGATTTATAAAGGAACATCTAACAGTTGTGTATTTACATTCTTCAATAGGATATGTGTTAAAAATATAAACCGTAGGACTTCCTGTAACAGGTGTTAATGTAATTGTAACTTTACACCCATTAATAAAATTACCATCTACTATAATTAAACTGATTGGAATTTTTATGTTGTATATTCCCGAAAAACCTACTAATTGATTTTGTGTTGATGAATAAACAGTACCATCATTACGCTCATATTTTGCAGTAACAGTTGTTGTAGTTGTAGTATCTTTTTCAATTAAAAGATTCAAATACTCTATTTTTCTATCCACATAATTAGCGGGGTCTTGCCAATAGTAATTAATTATATTAGTATTGCCTAATAATAATAATTTTGTTGCAGTTGGATTTTGATAACCATCAGTATAATTTAAAAAACCATTTACACCTACATATTCATCTGTACTACCCACTTGTGTATAAGTACTTCCAACTAATTTATATTTTTTAACTTGGAATTTTATCCATTCATTACTTTGCTCTGATGATGGATAATCATTATAAGTAGGTTTAATATTATCTATAAACTCTTTAACGTAATTTGAAACGTTATAAGTGGTGCTTATTTGAGTAGCACTTGGTATTGCTTTTGACAATGAATAAAATCCTGTTCCTGATGTTGGATAAGAACTTCCATTCCAAATAGATAATTCTACTTTACTTCCTATTTGTCCTGTTTCTGCAACTTCAATTATAAACGGACTTCTTACTTTTACTACTTTCATATTGTATGGTATATTGTATCAATCAATTCTTCATCTAAATATATTTCTTCTTTACATTCTCCAAGCCAACTTATGTAATTTGTTGAGTCAATTATTAAATCAGTTGGACCTATTATAAACGTAGGAATTGTATCTTCTCCTTTATAAATTTTTACTATGTTCATTTTATATCTTTTAAATTATAATCTACCATTGTTTCAACATCTTCTCCAAATGCTTTTAATAAATCTACATCTATATATTTTTTATATCCTGCTTCAAAAGGTTTAGTAAAAAACAAACTTGGTTTAATTCCATTCATAAATATGCTTCTTGCTATTGCGTATTGTAAACCTTTTCTTGATTGAAATTCTCCTTTAGCGTTTCTTGGTGCTATTCCTTTTTTTACTATCCATTTGTCAAATGCTTTTGCAGGAGGCATTTTATTTTTATAACTATATGGCGTATTGTATTTTTTAATCTTACCAGAAACTCCTTTATCCTGATAAATACCATATTCAACCATAGAAAACCCAACTATGTTAAATCCATTTTCAGTTACAATTTCACCTTTAATAGAATTATAAAGTTCTTTAGAACTATTTTTTCCACCTTTAGTTAAATTACTTCTTGATTGTTGGATAACATAATCTCTAAACTTAATTAAAGTCTTTTGAACTTCTAACATTTGCTCATTTGGTTTTGAATTACCATATCAAAAGTAACAGTTACACCTGCCATTTTATTTTCAAATCTTTCAGTAAAAAATTCACAAGATGGTGTGCCTATTAATTCATAATCATCTCCAAACTTACCCATTCTTAATACTTCCAAGAATCTATTAACTACCATTAATTGCGTATTTAAAACATCTTGCTCATTGTCATTACCTAAAAATATATCTGTTGTTAATGATTTACTTTCATCAACTATATCCATACATAATATAGATACATTGTAATTCCAAGTAGAACCTAAATAAGTTGCTGAATTAATTATAATATGGCTCAAAGGAAAGATTGTAAGCTTGTTTAAATCAACTTTAAATATATCTCCAATAGTAACCGTATTTACAAATAAATCTTCCTTTAATTGGTTCTTAATTGCTTGTGTTATTTCGTAATAATGTGATGTCATCTATTCTGTCTTTTAATTAAATCAGCTTCTATTTTATTCTTTTCTTTTTCGAATGTTAGATATGTTAAACATTGATTAATTGGTAATCTTGTAACTGCGTCAAATCTGTTAATGTCTCCTTGAGCAAGAGCATAGAGGCTACTGTACCATCCATATCTGGAGTTGAATAATGCAGTTGCAGAATATTCTGAACCTCCTTGTCCTTCTCCAAATAAGCTATCGTAGCTTTCAATAATTCGTTGCCTAAACTGTAAAAAAAAACCGTTGCACCTAAACAAACATCTAACGGTGCAAACTTCATTACTTCAGCATAGGTTATAGTTCCATTATAATCTTCAATCTCATAAGTGCCATTTAAGCCTTTCTTTTTAATTGGTCTATATAATACTGCCATTGCTTTATGTATCTCATCCCAATCAGTTATATATGTGTCTAAATCGGTATACTCTCCAAATGTCATATCTTCTAAATTAGGAATAAAACCAAATTCAGTTCCACCCATTTTAAATGTAGGTATAAAAGAATGATTCTGGTTAAACATATTCCCAATAGATGTAGTTATATCATTTACATCTTTATATTTAATCTGTGCAACTTCTTTTAAATCTATTCCACAAAATATCTGTACCATCTTTTGATGTAGAAATTCTGTATCTTCATTGTCTTTAGCTATCTTTAAAAAAGCCTGATATTGTGAAAGTTTTATTTCACTTAATTTAGTTGGTATTGTTATTTCTAATTTCATTTGATTTGTTTTTTATAATAATAAAATAATGTGTAAATTGTATTAAACAAAAAAAAGCAACCATTTCTGATTGCTCCTTTCAACTATTAACTAACCTTAATTAAATTTCCTTTATATCTATTGCAAAGAATCTTTGTGTAAACATATCTTTGAATAATGTAATTACCATCTGTTCGTTTTCTGCTATTATTTTAGCATACTCATAATCTTTCTCATTGTCAGCATATCTGTACCAACCTTTAACTTCGTATTGTTTCATAGTGTTTGTTTTAAGATTAAATATATTTTACAAATATAATACTTTTTGTTACTTATATTTTACTTTAACATTTATTTAACTTTTTAAATAAGCACTTGCTATTTTATACATTTCCTGCATCTTTTTAATTTCACCTATATTACGAGGTAAATTAATAACCACTTGTACATTCTTTATGTGATGTATATAACATTGTATTACTGCAATAATTTCTCCGTATGTCATAGTTTATATATTTGTTAGATAACGGTGATTATCGACGTTATAAAGTATTTTAGTAAATAAAATAACTTCCTTTGTTTGGATTCTCTAATTGATAGCCTACTGCATAACGTAAAGCATCTATTAAATGGTTATGATTATCTATTGGTGTATTACTTTTCTTTTCTAACCAGCAGTAGTTATTTAGTTCTTTTATTAGATTAATTGATTCTGGACTTATTATTAAATCATAATCTTGTAATAATGCTATTCCATAAGTAACTGAACCTTGACCTTTAATTGCAGGTACTATATTTAAACCTGCCGATTGTAATTCAGATATTAGTCTTGGTTCGGCACTATCTGCTACTATTAAACTATCAATACAATGCTGCTTATTTAAAGCGTATATTTGAGACGTTGTTAATGATGGCAAATAAAACCTTTCATTAATGTAAATTCGTTTATTAGAAGTATCTATATTACATTCTATTAATGTGGTTGGGTCATTACTAAAACCAAAATCTTGTCCGAATACAGATTTACCTATTTGTTCATACTTTCCAATTGTCCAGTTAGTAAATATAACTCCTTCAGCTTTATCTAACCATCCACCTAATATTTGATGCTTATACTTTTCTGGTCTTCTTGACTTTATATTTTCAATTTGATTAATAAATGATTCAGAAAGGTTTTGTATGTTATCTTGGTAAGTTGTATGTATGTATGTTGTATCTCCTTTAATTAAATTACTACCTGCTTCTATTCCTTTATCTTCAAAAAATTTCTTATAAATGAAATGTTCTTTTGTTGCAGGATTCAATACAAGTAAAACCCTATTCTGAACTCCTTTAGTTCTTATACTAAAATCAATCTTTTCAAATATTTCTTCATCATTTAATTCTTCTGCTTCATCTAATACCCAAGTTGTAACTCCAGCTAATGATTTTAAACTTGCAGTTTGTGTTCCACTACTTGTTTTAATACCTTTAAAGATGATTTTAGAACCTGTTTTAAGATTTACTATTTCATCCTTCGTTATATAAAATTCGTGGCTTAAATTAGCCGTTTCAATCTTATCTATAAATTCAGGAATAATAGAAACGTTTGCAGATGTTAAAGTATATCTTGTAAATAATATAACGTGACCAACTTCATAAGTAAGTAACAATAGAAATGAGTTCAAAGAATATGATTTCCCTGAACCCCTTCCACCTGTAATTACAAAGTATCTACTTTCACTTCCTAATAGATTATATTTTTCATTCAGATTTATTTCCAATTTTAAATATATCTTTTATGTTAAAATCATTTACATTGTGTGTAGCTTCAATAATTTCTTTTGGCTTACCAAATATATGTTCAGCAATAAACAATTGTCCTCTTTGTGATTCCATTAGTGTAGATTTAACAAAAGCTATCTTTGTTTCTTCTTCTGTATCTTTATTATAAAGTTCACCTAATGCTTTAAGAAATATATTGTTTACTTTTTCTTCTTCTACTTTTGGTTTACGTCCAGCGTTTTTATTTCCGCCATTGTATTTTCTTTTATCTTCCATAATCAAAAAAATTATCATTATTGAATTAAAAATAAACATTTTTGTTTATTGTTTATCTTTAAATCCATTTTTCAATCTCATTAAATTATTTGCTCTTTCTTTTATCTGTTTAAATTCAGAATCAGTTTTAACTCTTTCAGATAAACATTTATCACAATATAAATCTTGAGATAATCCTGTAGTTATTATTATACTACATAAGTGACATAGTGTAGCACCTAATCCTCCATTTAATTTATGTATTGGTTTCATTCTATTAATTTATCAATGTTAATATTATATGATTCAAGCACATCTGCTATTCTTTTTGCATAAGCATCTATTCCATCAAATACATCATTATGACTATTGTTTATATTTTCAAATCTACTTGAAATATCTTTATATAATTGTAATATATCAAACAAAGCACAAGCCATATCTAAAGACTGATTTGCCCTATTAAATTCTATTTGTTCTTCGGGTAAAATAAATGTTAATCTTGCTTCCATTATTCTGTTCCTTTTTTAATTAAATAATACCATAGCCAAATTAACTTTGACCTTATAAACTCGTATGCTAATAACACTAATATATATTTCATTCTTCATCAGGTTTATATTCCCAGAAGTATTCACATTCTAATCCTTTATTAGGAGGAGTAATAAAATATGATTGTCTGTATGGAGTTGGTTCTGCTTTATATCTATAACATATAGATGCTAACTCGCAGTTGTTTCCTGAACACATTGTTATATCC